GCAGTCTCCGGCTGGTTCAAAACAGGACGAATCAGTAAAGAATCTGCATTGGCAATCGCCGATGCTGTCGGAGTTTCGGTTCCATGGTTGTTAGGTGAGGATGTTGGGGAGAAAAACGGGCTTAAAGCTGACGAGCAACGTCTGCTAGAACTCTATCGACAATTGCCCGAAGATGAGCAGCAGAACATGTTGCGGATCGTATCTCTGCGTCTCAAAGAGCTCGATGAGCTGTATGCCAAGTACATGGGGCGAAGGATTAAGGGCGATGAAGAATAATCATCACAACGGTTTAATCACGTAAGCGCCATATCCCGTAGAGAATTACGGAGAGGTTTGTAACTGAAATAATCAAGGCAACTGTGGCCAAGATATCAGAGCCAGACATAGGAAAACCTCCATGAGCTATAGCGACATCGTTGCAACTATTGCAATGATTGTATCTATCACAGCAGTTCCTGCAAGCGGTTACTTTAGCTACAGATATGCAGTAAAAGGGGAAAAACGCAAAGAGTTCAATGCAATAAGCGATATAATAAGACAAAAATTAAGAGATCAATTGCGACTTATTGAGAATGGAGTGTTTCCCGGTGGCGGAAATGTATCAATATCACAGCGAGAAATTGATACGTTCATTGATATCTGCAGCCCCAAGAACAAGAAACACCTTTCGGAACTCTGGAGTGAATATCAGCGCTCCCTGCAAAACAGTATTGATGTCAGTGACCCGTTGAAAGATCCTGACTTTCATAGCCCTTCATTTATTCAATCAGCGATTGAAAAAATATTGCCGTATTGTCAGCGCCAGTAGCCCGGCCACGCGTCGAGTTTTATTGCCCCTACTCTTTCGGTAGCAACAGAACGTCAAGGGCCAATTCCACAGCCAGATCGACATGGTCTTCCTGCCACAACACCTGAATCATCTCTATCAGAGCCTCTCTTGACGGCTCTTGCTTCTCAACCAGTAGCTGCATAACCGCTACCCCGATAACCTGCGCTATTTGCGGGTGCATCTTCGCGAAAAACTCATCGTCATACCGCATACCATTAGCCCTCATTGATGTTTTGGTGAGCATAACACATACGGAAAACCGCGACTAAAGCCATGCACCCCATCGCCGGATACAGCAATGCTTTACAAATCAATTCACCTAGACTTGACTTAATAGTAAAGCAATGTTTTACTTATTACCAGCAGCAACCCACCAAGGCAGGACGCCCACGAAGTAGCTGCCCGGAGCATACGAATGCCGGGATGAGGTGGAAATATCAATGCGCAGTAGGTAGTAACGTTCCGCTGGCCGGCGATAAGGCAATGAGGATGAGATGAGTAAGGTAAAGGTGGCGCCTATTGAACTCGAAATAGACGCCACGGAAGTAATCAATCAGGTCGAGGAACTACTGGGGTTACTTGAGCTTCCAGCCCGTTCCCTTGAAGGCATCCCTGAGAATGTCGTCAACCTGCTTTTTGACAACATCCGTCCCTTGCTTAACGACATCGTCCTTAGTGATTTCTCGACCACAGTTGGCACAACTGACGCCAACAAAATTTGTATCAAAGTCGAAATCATCGGGACGCTTGAGCATCTCGCTTCCGCAATCAGGGCAAGCAACTTTCATAGTTGTCAGTTTTGACATTTTTTATTTCCTTGCTGGCTGTGTGAGAACTACCAGCATACCACCGAGCCTGAAGTGGTTAAAAGACAGGCAAACATGAGGAGTTGGAATGAGCAAGCAAGGCATCAGAGCCCTGATCATTTCAGCAGTTATTGGGCTCTTCATCTGGATCGCGCTCTTCAGCGCACTGAGGGGATTGTTTCTATGAATGATTTCGCACGCAAACCCGCTCGTCAGCAGGCTGTTCGTTTAAATCCGCTGTCGGCTTTCATCCGCCGGGTGTGCTACATGCTTGCGCAAAAAGGAGGCCCTTCATGAGCACGATGTTTGCCCTGGTTCTCACCGTCAGCATGCTGACGGGCGGTAATCAGGATGTCCTGCTCGGCGTTTACGACACTGAGAATGACTGCAAGGCAGCTGCAGAAGAGCAACACGTGAAAGCTGAATGTTATCCACTGAAAGGTTTACTGGACGAGCATCCGGCCGGGTTCACGGTGCAAATGTAGGGGGAAGAATGCAGAAGAAATGCGGTTACTGCAGTAAAGCAATCGAGGGAAAGCCAGTGGTAAGCACCCTGTTGTACCTCCAGGGGAACCAGCTAGCACGGAAAGAAAAAGAGTATTGCTCTGAACGTTGCGCCTCTCACGACCAGATGGCTCACGAGGGCTAACGTAAACCCGCCGAAGCGGGCTGTACGTCCGGTGCCACCGACCAAAGTTACACCGGAAATTACCAAAACCAATGACCACCCTGAATGGGCGCTACCAATGGCCCGGGGGATTCTACATCCAAAATAGAGGCTATCACATGGAATATTTTTATCTGATAAAAGCGACTCAAAAATCGGGTAAAGCTGATGCCGTAATCTGGCGCACTAATAAATCAGAAGCCCGCGCTCTACTGCAGCTCGACGTCGATCTGGAAGACGCTGGGATCGAAACAGGCCGCGGCAAAGACTATCAAAAACCTATTCGCACCGATTTCCCGGTATTCAACGACCTGCCAGCGGAGGGTGTTCTCGATTACTCATGGTGCGAACGCTACCAGCTCGGCGACGATGGCCGCACCTGGACTCTTAAGCCAGGACTGGCGCCTGCTGATGTTCATCACGGCGATAATGCCGGAGTAACCTCTGAGGCCGTTACTGGCGAGCTGGTTGATGCCAATACGCCTATCGACTTGGTACAAGATGAGACCGTGGAAACTTTCGGTAGTGATGAATACCAGGACGATTCCAGCGCGCTTTTTAACGTGGCAGAACTCCCCTTTCGCGCTCAGTTGCTGGCGCAGTACATGGCTGAAGAACGTCACGTTTATCATATCAGCATGCCTCACCGGCAGGAGCTGTCAGCTCTTGAAATGGACACTGATAATGCGGCCGTCCAGGACCTGATCCTGGCCGCCGAGAATGTCCCTGAAATCAAAAAATACGATATGCCGGCGCTCTGGAAATTCACCAGCGCCAATAAAAAAGTCTTCCCGGAAGGGAAACGGCATGAGCTCGGCAAACGTATCCAGTTTGCTAAGCTGTGGTTCGCCACGAACGCGATCGACCGCGGCATTCTCACCAGGGAATGGGCTGCCGGTAACTGCATTTCTTCGGTTTTGAAAACCGATGCAGGTACGAATGCTGGCGGCGGTAATAAAACCGATCGCAACCCTGACTACACCCATACCCTTGATACGCTCGATGTAGAAATAGCTCTGGCCACAATGCCAATGGATTTCGATATCTACAATTTCCCGGCATCAATTCACCGCCGGGCCAAAGAGATCGTCCACAAGAAAGAAAGTCCGTTCAAGGAATGGTCTGCAGCGCTGCGCAAGGTCGCAGGCATCCTGGATTATTCCCGCGCAGCGATTTTTGCCCTTATTCGTGGCGCCACCAGCGATATTCACCATTTCCCGGTAAGTCTGCAGACCTATATCAATGCGAACCTGACCGAGCATAAACATGACACCCCTTCTGCTGAGACGCTTGAAAAAGCTGGTCATGTTTCATCTGCCGCCGTCACTCTGGACGCTGTGAAAAAGGCTATCGATGGAGATGAAGGTGTGCCTGACCTGGAAACTCTCCCAACTGACTTTCAGGTAATTGGCCCCGAACTGGTGAAAGAAGCTCAAAAGAAACGTCCTGACGCTAATCAGGTTCTGGCCGCCGAACGTGGCGAATATGTCGAAGGTATCAGTGACCCCACGGATCCGAAGTGGATAACCGAAGACCTGATCAAGCCCAAACAGCCTGAAGTTTCAAACATGGGCAATGGTGTTTTTTCGATTGATGGTCTGATGGATAGCCAGCCAGCACCAGCACTTTCTATCGTGGACCAGGCGCGCCAGCGCGCTGCAGAAGAAAAATTACATCCAGCTAATTCCGGGGAAACCACCAGCGATGTGCAGATGGAAACGGCTCAGCCGGTCGAAGACGAAAATGATAATGCGGTATCAACAGGCGAAGGCGCTGATGAGCCTCCTGCGCAAACAATTGCCGTGAACATGAGCAAAATACTGGCTGAACGCTGCCCGGATCTTACCGCCGAAGTGCTGAAAAGCCAGGTTTCCGAGAGTGCTCATAGCGATGAAGAGAAAGAGGCTGAACAAGCAGCACCAGCATGGCCGAAGTATTTCGAGCCTGGTCGATATGAAGGCGTGCCAAATGAGGTCTACCATGCCGCTAACGGCATCAGCTCCACGATGGTTAAAGATGCCCGGGTATCGCTGATGTATTTCGAGGCGCGCCACGTATCCAAAACCATCCAGAAGGTACGCTCCCCTGTTCTGGATATGGGAAACCTGGTGCATGCACTGGCGCTGCAGCCTGATCAGCTGGAAAAAGAATTCAGTATCGAGCCGGAAATACCGGAAGGCGCCTTCACCACGACGGCGACGATCCGCGCATTTATCGACGAGTACAACAACGGGCTTCCGGTTTTACTCAGCGCAGATGACATCAAAAGATACCTGGAGGAATACAACGCGAACCTGCCCGCCCAGGTTCCCTTGGGTACATCAGTTGAAGAAACCGGCCAGGGTTATATGTCTTTACCTGCTGAGTTCCAGCGCATTGAAGACGGTCAGAAGCAAACCGCCAGCGCAATGAAGGCCTGCATCAAAGAATACAACGCCACCCTGCCCGCCCAGGTGAAAACCAGCGGTGGCCGCGATGTCTTACTGGAACAGCTGGCGCTTATTAATCCTGACATGGTTGCTCAGGAAGCACAGAAGGCGCAGCCCCTGAAAGTCTCTGGTACAAAGGCCGATCTGATTCAAGCCGTGAAATCGGTAAAACCGGATGCCGTGTTTGCCGACGAGCTGCTGGATGCATGGCGCGAGAACCCGGAAGGAAAAGTGCTGGTTACCCGCCAGCAGCTGGCTACGGCACTGGCCATTCAGAAAGCACTGTTGAATCACCCGACCGCTGGCAAGTTGTTGACGCACCCGAGCCGTGCCGTCGAGGTGAGCTATTTCGGCATTGATGAGGAAACCGGGCTGGAAGTTCGCGTGCGCCCTGACCTTGAGATAGACATGGGCGGCCTGCGCATTGGTGCGGACCTGAAAACCATCAGTATGTGGAACATTAAGCAGGAAGGCCTGCGCGCGAAGCTGCACCGGGAAATCATCGAGCGCGATTACCACCTGAGCGCGGCTATGTACTGCGAAACCGCAGCCCTTGACCAGTTCTTCTGGATATTCGTCAACAAAGACGAGAACTACCACTGGATCGCCATCATCGAGGCATCCGAAGAACTGCTGGAACTCGGCATGCTGGAATATCGCAAAGCAATGCGTGCCATCGCGAACGGTTTCGACACTGGCGAATGGCCGGCGCCGATTACCGAAGACTACACCGAAGAACTTAACGATTTTGATATGCGCCGTCTCGAAGCGCTGCGCGTACAGGCATAAGGGGGAACAGTCATGGAAAACACTAACATTGTTACAGCCGAACAGCAGGCACCAAACACCATTTCAGCTAGCAACGCGATCTTTAACGTTCAGGCTCTCGGTCAGTTAACTGCTTTCGCAAACCTTATGGCTGATTCACAAGTGACAGTGCCAGCTCACCTTGCAGGTAAGCCAGCCGATTGCATGGCCATCGTTATGCAGGCTATGCAGTGGGGCATGAATCCCTATGCAGTCGCGCAAAAAACGCATCTGGTAAACGGCGTGCTCGGATATGAAGCCCAGCTCGTCAACGCGGTAATCGCCAGTTCCAGCGCTATTAACGGTCGATTTCATTATCGCTACGGCGGCGACTGGGAACGTTGCACAAGGACGCAGGAAATTACCAGGGAAAAACACGGTAAAAATGGGAAATACAGCGTTACAGAACGGGTGCGCGGCTGGACTGATGAAGACGAAATCGGGTTATTCGTCCAGGTCGGCGCGATTCTGCGCGGTGAATCAGAAATCACCTGGGGGGAGCCACTTTATCTCTCTGGAGTCGTCACACGTAATTCTCCTTTGTGGGTTTCTAACCCGAAACAGCAGATCGCTTATCTGGGCGTCAAATACTGGGCACGGCTGTATTGCCCGGAAGTCATCCTGGGTGTTTACAGCCCGGATGAAGTTGAACAAAGGACCGAGCGAGAAATAAACCCGGCGCCGGCGCAAAGAATGTCTGTCGCAGAGATCACCAGCGGAACAGACATCACCACCAGCGCGCAGGATTCAGCTCTCAATATTGATTCCCTGGCAGATGATTTCCGTGACCGCATTGAGCGCGCCGAATCGGTCGATGCAGCAAAAGCCATCAGGGCGGATCTGGATAAAGAGAAAGCTGTGTTGGGCACTGTTCTTTTCACCGAACTGAAAGGTAAAGCCGTGCAGCGTTATTTCATGGTAGACGCCCGAAACAAAGTTGAGGCCGCGATCAACTCTCTACCTAATCCCGGAGAACCGGAAGCCGTCGAACTGTTCGCTAAAGCTGAAGGCATTCTCAACGGCGCGAAACGCCACCTCGGTGATGAACTGTATGACCAGTTCCGCATCGCCCTGGACGACATGAAACCGGAATACGTGGGTTAACCAGATTGGGAGGGGAAACTCTCCCGATAAAGGAATGTATATGCGATTGATTAACCGAAGCAGACACTCCCCTCTGGGCCGCCAAGCGTGCGATGCGGCACTGGCAAAACACGTTGAGCTTTATGGAGCCTACGGGCGACAGAAAACAAAGAGAACTTATACGGTGGTGGTTCAAGGCTCAAAGATCACTGTAGAAGTTGTTAACAGAAAAAGTAGCTATGTGGCCACAGCCATGAGCTGCGCGCGCCGGCTACACCATCTGCCTGGACAATGTAACTAAGGGGTTTTTATGACTAATACATCTCATAAATCAGATGAAATTTTGATAACCGATGACGTTCTGTCCAGATACAAAATATCGCGCAGCACACTTTATTTCTGGAGCACCCCATCCCGGATGCCCTCTTACTTTGCTCAGCCATTCCCGCAGCCTAAAATAAATGGCAGCCCTAAAAGGTGGAGACTTTCAGACTTGTTGGCCTGGGAAGATAACGTGGGGATCAAACCAGAGGCTGACCAACCAGCTTCTCAAGGTGATCCTGCCAAACAGCAAGCCAGTGACGCTGATCATCCAGATAATCATGCAGGTTATAACGTGCCATGACACCTGCCATATGATGGCCTAGCAGTTTTTCCACAACATGTGGCGGCGCACCTAATTCAGAAAGGCGTGTCGCCACTGTTCGCCTGAGGTCATGGAGAGACCAGGGCTTCATGCCTGTTTTAGCTATAATCTGAGCAGAAAACAGAGCGACGTTTGGTTGTAGTGGCGGTCTGTCATCTTCTGGCCCTCTGTAGCGTGACAGTGTCACAACGTGTTTTGAAACTGACGTTTCCTTCTCTGCTAACATCATTCTTACTACTGCCTCGGGAAGTGCCCTTCTGACCGATTTCCCGGTTTTATAATCGCTTGCCGGAATGGTCCACGTTTGCTCATGGAAATCGAACCACTCCCATCTTGCTGTCCTGATCTCCGTACTCCGGCAGCCAGTCATGATGAGAAACTTCATTATCAGCTGTTGTCTGTACTTCAATTCAGGAAGGATATTCCAAACTATTTTGATTTCCTCATCACTCAATCTGCGATCTTTTACGGATGCTGTGAGACCTACGTCAGAGCGCCTAAGGCTCTCAATTGGGTTCACATTAATTACCCCTCGATTGGAGCAAAAACGGAACGTACGCTGCATCAGCCCAAGCATCTGACCAGTGACAACTCTTCGCCCCATGCCATCAAAAAGGTTAAGCCAGTGCGCTTTAGTGGTCTGATCAACAATCATGTTCCCCAGCACAGGCGCTATATGGTTATTGAAGTCCCGTCGGTTAACCTTGATTTTCACAAGACCTTCGGGGATGCAGTAATACTTTTCCCAGTAATCGAAAGCCTCTTTAACGGTGAGCGCTTCGACTTTTTTCTGTTTCTCCAGAACTGTTTGCCGTCTCGGATCGAGTCCTTCTGTCAACCAGGCCCTGAACTGCTGTCTACGTTCGCGAGCTTGAGATAAGGAGGTGGTGGGATAATCGCCAATCGTTAGCTGAGCGGCTTTCCCGTTCCATCTGTAGCGGTAAAAGAATGTTATACTGCCGGAAGTAGACAACCGGACATTCAGACCATGGGCGTCCGATATGACCTCGATCTGGTCTCTCTTTTTGCCAAGAGCTTTTCTTAATTTTGTGTCGGTAAGCAA